GTTTTCCTCTCAGGATTTCCATACACGGAGGAATCGATGATAGTGTCCCACGCGGTCTCCCTGTCGTAACTGAACAAGTCTGAAATGATATATTCTCTCAAGTATACGGCAATCTCCTGATTCACGACGAACCCCGGCCAGTTCAGATGAACGCCAGTCTTAATCTTGGAGCCAGCTTTCTTGGGCTTGGCCACGGAGATGATACACTCTTTCCCACCAAACTTCTTCACACATTTACAGATGACGTCACAAATATCTCCAATCGCATCGATTCCCAAACTATCATCATCCTTATAGTCTATGTCCACGAAATAGTTGTATGTGACCGTCTTCTGCTCCACGACAAACAACTTTTCATCCGACTTGATCGCCTCGATATACTTCTCATAGAATTCGTTCAATCTATCAAACGGCACGGACAGGCAACCGCCGTCCAGGAGCACGTGTGATGGATTGGGGACTTTTTTCAAAAAGCCGTTTTGACTACACCAGCTTTTAAACATATCTATTTAAGGATCCTCATCTCTAAACCATCTCATACATGAGACATCTTGATATTCTTTTGTTTTTGACAACTCCTTCTTAAAGGTCAGTAGTTCATAGACTGTCATATTTTCATTTTCCTTGATCCATTCCTGAATTTCAATCTCACACAACCCTCGGTTCTTTTCAAGAAGCTCCGAGATCTGTCTCAAAATGAAAGCCTTGGACTTCATTATTTAATAGAAAACTTTTTTCTCTCGTGTGATTCAACACAGGCGTAAAACTCTGGGTTTTTGATGACATTATCAATGATCAATTTCCAACGTTTACGTGTGTTAAATTCCTGTAAGGTGTCATAACTCATGTAATCGTTTTCATCATGTGTTTTTCTGATTGGTTGATTTTGAAGCTTCCTCAAGTTCATCTTAGCCTTCTCCTCATAAAACTTCTTGACTTGATTGTGTTGCTCCGTTCGATTGTAGTCTACAAAAAATACAAAAACATTATATTCAAGATCAACCGTTGGACTCTCTTTAACTGTAAACTTAAAATCCGTATACTCTACACTTTTCAAGGACACAACTCCTCTCGTTTCCTCCTCCAACTCCCTCAAGGCACAACGAATAGGATTCGCAATTTCCCTTCGTCTGCACCCCCCTGTGACGAAAATCCAATCCTTGAACCTCCAATCCCTGACAGTTAGAAATCTCGGTTGATCACCTTGAAAGCTAACCGGTATCGCAATCGCTTTGTGCTTTTTCATTGCGCATTCGCAAGTTATAATATGCCGATATGTTTATTCCTCTGTTTTTACCTCCGATTCCTCCTCTTCAATTTCGTCTTTTTTAGGCATCTCCACCTCGTCGCGCTTGGGCTGAGAGAGATGACGGATCACGTGGGCTGAGAAAACCTTGAGTTCGTCGACATCCTGTTTTGCCTTGTTAAGCTCCTTGAACAGGAAAATAACACCGGCGATGCAGACGATGGTGGCGATAACAGTCATGGTTTCGCGGTCGATGGGAATCATTATACTGTAATTATGAATTTTGTTTTTAAGTTATGACGCCCATAGAAACATTGTCCTCTTTGGGACACTGATACGGGCTCGTCGCGAATTGAACGGCTTGGTAATGCGTAGGTTGACAGGACTTCTCAGTTGGTGGCGAGGGTTGGCCGACAAACTTTTCGATTGTCCTGGACTTTGGGTCGTACGTCAATACAAAAACGATGGAGAGGAGGAAAACAATCTTCCAAAACATTGTTACTATTACTATTTAGTTAGAATATAATAAGCCACCCATACCATTCTCGATACGGAGGACGTTGTAATTCACGGCGTAGATGTCGTCGTTGAAAATCTGAGCGGTCGACTGGATCCTGGCAGAATCGAGACGAGAGAAGTTGAGGGTGCCCGTGGGCTGGAGCTTCGCGGCGTCGAGGCAGAAGGGGACGAAGAAGAGCTGAGTCCCCTTGACCTGCGAGTTACCCGTGTGGTAGTAAAGGGGAATCGATGTGAAGTGAGGATCGGCGAACTTGTAGTCCGCGATGTCGGTGCCGTTGATCTGGAGCTTGAGCTTGTTGGCATTGTTGAGAATGGTCATGTCAGAGGCACCGGCGGCCAAATACTTGATTGGATGGTTGAAGTTGAGCTCCTGGATCTTGGACTTGGAGCCGATGGCCTTCTGGACCTGGGTCATGAGCATGTTCTGGGAACCCGAGGAGAACATGGTGCGCTCATCGGTGTCGAGGTAGGCGTAGTTCGCGTAGACATTCCACGAGCGGTCCGCCGCGGAGGTGCCCCACGTGATGCGAATCTCAACATCGTGATACTGGAGAGCCACGAGAGGAAGGGCGGACTGCCAGTTCTCACAGAAGGAGAAACGAAGAGGGTAAAACTTCGCGGTCGCCTCACCGTCGTAGAGACCAGCCGCCACAGACTTGGAGTAGGTGCTAGCGGAGAGAGTGGGAGCGATGAGAGTGGAGTAGGTGGAATCCTGGGTGTCTACCACCTGACCACCGATGAGGAGCTCAACCTTGGAAATCAAGTCGGTCCAGCTAGGGATGGGCTCCGTAACGGATGTGGTCGGATTGTGGGGGGCGAGGTAGACGTAGTTGAGCAGATCACCCTTGCGCTCGAAGCGAACAGTGGACATACCACCGTTGTTGACGTTACCTTGGATGACCTGACGTTCGACAGTTTGGGAAAAATTGGTGTGACGTTTGTATGTGGAGCGGAAGAAGCTGACCTCGGGGGCACCCACGAGGTGAGCATCCTGAGCACCGACAGCTACTAATTGGGCGATACCACCAGACATTTATAATATAGTGAGACTTTATTTTTAAGCATTCTCTAGAGCTTCGATCCTTTTCGTCAGGTTGTAGACCACGTTCTGAAGCAGGGTGATCTGAGACTTTCCCGAGATGACCGTATCTGACATTTTCATTGTGAGGGTTTCTCCCTTGGGTAGAGGTGGCTTCTCGGGCCACACGGGGTTCGCTGGATCTTCTGTGTTTGAAGGAAGGTCACGGAGAGCTTGACGGTACTCGAGCCATTCCCTTTGTTTTTCGAGGGATGTGTGTGGCCAATCGAGAAGTGCGTACTTATCCGTTTCTTCGAGTAACTTATCTCTCTGTGCCCTTATTCGGTACATGAGCATATCGTTATCCATCTTTTGTTATATATAGAGATTAATATCGTTTCGGTCGCACGAAGAATCTAACTGCGGCCCAACTTGTATTTCCACCAGATTGATTTTGTGCACCTCCTCCCCCGTGTACATACGAGTACGTATAGTGTATAACATTACCAGAAGTATGAATTAACCAGCCCATGGTATTTATATCAGAATCATTATACGCCATGTCGTGCGCAGCCAGGGAAGAGAACGATAATCTCCAGGCACTGTTAGCTTTATACGGCTGAAAGTTATACCCAGATGGCGTTCTCGAAACAAAATTATACCCATCGGCACTGGATGCTAACCCACTCGTGCTTATATTCGCGGGATACACACTATTCGTGGGCCAGCCGGTATTAAGTGCTTGTGTGAGATTTACACCTCTATATATACCTCCGTTTCGAGCACCACCGGCACCAGCTCTACCAGCTTGCGTTCCTCCGAGTAATACCAACATGACGTCAAGATCGTAGCCACTGTCATTCGAAAATATATTCATGGGAACGGCGAAATCGTTACTCCATGTAAGATTTGATGGATCACCGTATTCAGCTGTAAACAAATTAACGGGTGTAGTTACGACATCCTTACCATTGGGAAGTTGTGCTGCACACATCCATCCACCTCCACACCAATCAGGTTCGCATAACATGTTATACACCTTCGAACCACCCTGTGTACCTGTTATGGGATAAATACCTCTCGTGAAATGTCCGTTCGATTCATGATCCCACATAGTTTGTTTTGGGAGTGGACGTATATTCGTTATGTACCGGATATCTCCTCGTATATCGACAGGTGCCTCAATTTGTAAAGGTGTCTTGATGGCGTTACCCAGTCTACCCATATCGTAGAGGGTCTTGACCTCTTCGGCGGTGAGGGCTGTGTCGTAGAGTTTGAAGTTGGAGATGCGACCCTCTGTATTAAACGTCGTTCCATCATCACGGGAACCTATAGTTACCTGTGCATTGTCGGGTAATGTTAAAGCTTTAGTCCCGGTGGTTTGAGTCATATTTGGTGTCCAATCAACGCCATTGATATATAATTTATATCCCGCGGCTCGCCCCGTTCTAGTCGCGGTTACGTGAACCCATGTACCCACGGGAAATTGTAAGGCACCATCATCATCGACGATATTATCACCACTCTGTGTCCACCAATATAGATATTCACCATCGTCATATATATCTATTGCTATAGATGTGCCTCCTGTCCCTAATGTACCTAACATCACCACGGTCTGGGCGGGATCGGTGTCAGCTGTACGTTTTATCCAAAAAGATATACTAACGTCAGTATCCCCCTTATTATTCATATTTGTGGTTATACGTTGATCACCCCCATCAAACACCAACGCCTTCTCCGTCGCATCATACGACGCCCCACCGTAAAACACCCCATCATTCCCCCTCCCTGAGGTGTCCCTGACAGCTCCCTCGAACGTGGGGTTCGACGAAGTGTTGTATTCCACCACGAGCCGGTCACGCCTCGGTGTATCGTCCGCGTCTAGAGGTGGACCTATGCGGGGAACGTCGAGGTTCTTGGTGAGGGTCAGTTGGCCATCGTGGAGGACGGATTGGCCCTGCTCGCGGGTGCCGAAGAGGCGGAGTTCACCGATATTACAATAAGTAACCTGTCCGACTTTAATTTTAGTAACCACAATACCAAAATGTTTATAATGTGTGAGGTCGTTAATGATGAATGGATACTCATTGTATCCAGTGTCATATGGTGGCATAATGATATCTTTTAGTTTAGACCACGTGATACCATCTTCACTTCCGTAAAATACAGCAGTCTCAAATGTTTGATTCAGAGTTAAACGTCGTTGGATAGTGAATCTCTTCAGTTGTATTTTATATGGAAGTTCGATTGTTAGGTATTCACCTAAATTGCCTTGAAAAGACCTAGACAATACATTAAGACCGGTAGTCGTGCTGTATGAGCCATTTTCTGAAATCCAGGTTGTATATAATGGATTCATCACACCCTTTGTGAAAGCTTTCCACCCGTGATAACTACCACCCCAAGCTGATGAAGAGTACACACAAAACTCCCCATGCCCCTCAAAGTATGTCTTGTAGTCGGTCATAGCCCTAGGAGGAAACTCTTCCAAGTTGTGGGGTTCATCGAGAATTGCGAGGCGTCCCTCAGGTTCCTCAGTTCCTATGCCCAGGTAACCCTTGTGGAGGGTCATCGAGGATTTCGCCCGGCCGAACTCGTCCTTTTGGGCATCCCAAATCTCGAGGGCTTGGTCCTCCCCCACGAACTTGTCGTAGACCCTAAAGTTGGCCACACGGTCTATGTTCCCACCACCGATCTGGATGGGGACGGAGGTGGCCTCTTCTGTGCCGTAGTATCGAATATCACTTAAAAATGCTGTAGTGGCATATCCAGCACCCACAGAACCTATAGTTTTTACCAGTAACATATGATACTTATAAGCTACCGTTGAAGATATTGTTATTGTTCGTATATCATTCGTATATGTAGAAGAGATGTCACCCGTTAAGAAATTCCAAGTAGAATTGTTATCGCTACCCAAGATAACAACACTATTAGGTCTATATTGGTCAACACTAACCGGACATGTCAGTTCTACACTAGATACTTGTATCTTATGAGGAGTTTCTAATGTAACCCAAGAGCCTACATGTGTATTACTATTTTCTGTTATCGTCTCCATGGCTACACCCGTTCTCGCATTACCCGAGGAGGGGTATGTACCCGAACCAGATGAGTCAGTCTGCCAACTAAACTCGGCTGAAGTAGAAGACCTGGTACTATCAAATGCCTTCCAACCATATCCATAATGATTGGCGTTATATGTAGCATACGAACTTTGAGTCACCACATACCCCCTCTGAGCCGGCCCGCTGAGCGCCACGTGCGGATACTTGAGCACCCTAGTAGGATCGGGAAGGCGGACCAGGTCGTTCTCGCGGTGGCCGTAGAATTTTAATTGTTGGAGACCCAACCGCCCATTTCCATTTCCGACAGTTTCAGTGACAACGAGTCCTATATATTTATATGCTTTAGTGGAATTCAACGTATAATATGATGTACCGTCATCTTGTGGAGCTTCATTTGAAAATGAAGGTCCAATTTGTTCCCAGTTTGTATCATCGTTCGAACCATAAAACTTAAAATTTTTAGGAGCTTGTGACTCATAACCTGTTCTAGCATCTATATTCACGTGTGTTATTTTCAATTTATATGGCACAGCCAATTTTATCCAATGCCCATTATCTGTTCCCGAGCCTCCTGAGTTTGTTCCTAAATTATATGTGGACCCGGATGTATATACACCACCCGGAAATGCGGATGTCGATGAAACATAAAAATCCGAATCATCTGCAAAAATTCTCCATAGCGGATAAGCCGTATCTTCATCACTCGCACTCACCACATACCCACCCTGTGAGTACCCCGTCATCGCGAAGGGTGGGTACTCTCCGAAGGTATCTTCGGCTTGGTCCTCGGCCACCTTGCGTCCATCCAAGTAGGTTACCTTGGAGCCACCTTCACCTTGGTACGCGTAGGTCAGGTTGTGCCACGTGTTCGATTGGAGATCGAGGTTTTGGGAGTTGAGGTGTTCCTGGTCGGACACCGAGAATACACACGTGTTCGAAACGTTCGCTTCCAAGTTCGAAGAACTGAACCATACGGAGACGGAGTGTGGGGCATCACCTTCCAAGAAGGTATTTGCCTCCACTGTCACGTTGGACGTGAGAGCCCCAGCGAGGGTCCAGTATTTACCGGTGGAGTCATAGGTCGCATCGGTTCCGGTGGGTGTGGGTCCAGTCACTTTGTTATCGAGAGTGTCACCATCCACATAAACTTTGACACCACTCGTTTGGGGTCTGTTTAGGAT